CTAATTCTAACCTAGAATTATTTTATACAGTTGAAGGCGTATTAAATGAAGCCCTAGTTGGTAAATACCTTTTAGAGATAGGAGGGAAAAAATATAAAGGAGAACTTATTAAAACAGAAAAAGAGCATCTTTGGAAAACAAGTAAAGGAGGGCGCACCAGCCCTGTTAATAAATGCCCTGAAGGGGCTAAATTTTACCCAATAGTAGAAGGAGGGAATTAATGAATATTTTAAGATTAAAAGAAGTCATGGATAAAACCGGAGTTCCAAGAAGCACTATTTATAAATATATGAAAGAAGGGGTTTTTCCTCAAAAAATCAATTTAAGCTCTAGGAGCGTCGGCTGGATCGAATCGGAAGTTAATGAATGGATTGAAGAGCAAATAAATAAATCAAGGAAGGTAAAATAATGAAAATTAATTTTAACATAGAAGAATTTAAACCTACAAAAACAGGAGGGTTTAAACCTCTTCCTAACGGAGAACATACATTTATTATAGAAGAAATTTTTTCTGTTGAAAGCAAAAAGGGAATTGAAATGTATAAGGGTGTTTTTAAAGAACCTAATACAGGAATTAACGTTCACTTCTATTTTTTGATTAACCATCAAGGAATAGCTGGAGAAAGTGGAAAGAGAAACCTTTCCCAGTTGTTTTATTTCACAGGAACATCAATAGAAAATGCTGATACTGATCAGTTATTAGGGAAAAAAGTTAATGCGATAACTAAAATAAATGAAAATGGCTATAATGAAATAAAAGCATTTAGAGCCGCTTCAGATGATGATTTTACTGAAGAACAATTACCATTTTAAGGAGCTTAAAAATGGATTTAAAGAAAAAGAAAAGTGGGGAAGATACAACTAGGTTAGTGCATACGGCTAGGTCTATTTTG